GTTATAACCAATTTTTCATCTGGAGAGCTAAACCCATTATTAGCAACTAGAACAGATGTACCTTCTTATTATCAAGGTGCTAAAGAATGTAGAAATTTTGCATTACTTGCAGAAGGAGGTGTAATGAGAAGACCTGGTACTAATTTCCTAGCATCACTTCCAGCAGAAAGCAGAATAATTCCATTTATATTTTCTGATGATGAAGTAGCTATTATTGTTTTATCCAACAACCGAATGGATGTTTATAATACATCTGGTACAGCTTTAACTTCTAATCTTACAAGTAATTGTAATTGGACTACTACACAATTGTTTGAATTAAATTTTGCACAATTTGGAGATACAATTTTTTTAACGCATAGAAATAATGCTATTAGAAAAATCTTTAGAGCTACTGCTACATCTTTTACAGTTAGTGGATTTGAATTTGCAACTCACTCAACTGGTTATCCTAGATTTCAACCGTATTTTAAATATGCAGCTTCAGCTGTAACATTAACAGCAGCATCAACAACTGGAACATCAGTTAACATAACTGCATCAACAGGTATCTTTGATACTAATAATAATTGGGTAGGTAAAACAATTCGTATAGGTAAAAAAGAAATAGACATTACAGCAAGAACAAACACTACAGTTGTTGTAGGTAATATTAGAGAAACATTAGCTAATACAAATGCTACTGCTGATTGGGATGAATCTGCTATGTCAGACCATAGAGGTTATCCTCAAGCTGTAACATTTCATGCTAATAGATTATGGTTTGGTGGTCTTTATTCTAAACCTGCTAATATTATAGCTTCTAAGATTTCTGAATATACAAACTTTGATGTAGATGATGCAGACTCTGCAGATGCTATTGATATAGATATTTCTGGAGATCAAGTTAATGAAATAAGACATTTAATTTCTGGAAAAGATTTACAAGTTTTTACTGATGGTGGAGAATACTATATACCACCAGCTTCTGATAATACTATTACTGCTGCTAACATTAGTATTAAAAGACAATCACCATATGGCATTTCAAGAACTGCTCCTAAGATGTTTGACCAAGCTACAGGTTTTGTTCAAAAAACTGGTAAAGCAATTAGAGAATTTATTTATTCAGATTTAGAAGATGGATATAAATCAACTGCTGTTTCTATTCTTGCACAACATTTAATAGATAGTCCAAAAGAAATAGCAATTATGAGAGGTAACTTTACAAGACCAGAACAATATGCTTTTTTTTTAAATAATGGATCAACGCATTCAGGTAAATTATCTGTATTTCATTCTGTTAGAGATGAAAAAATAGCTGGGTGGGTACAATGGTCAACTCGTTCTGGAGATACGTTTCAATCTATTTCTGCTCTTAACGAAAATTTAATTTGCATTGGTAAACGATCTTTAAATGGATCTACTGTTTATACATTAGAAAAATTTGGTGATGATGATAGTATTACTCTTGATTGCCAATCAACTTCAACATTAAGTCAACGTGGATCACCAAAAGTAAAAGGGGCATCACAATCAACATCTGGAGCTGTATTAATTACAGATGGTTTAACTTCTGCACCTGTTATTAGTGAAACATTTACAATTGCAGGTAACGCAACTGAGTACACTATTCAAGCTGTTACTAATAATGGTAGTAATACTTTTACATTAAACTTAGATAAAAATTTAGCAGCAGTTCCTGCAGACAATGCTGTAATAACTTTTACTAAAGGTCATCTACATTCAGTTAATGCAATTTACACGAATGAATCTGTTAATGTTATACAGGGTAATAGTTCTTTAGGAACATTTACAGTTTCGTCAGCAGACACAATTACTCTTACTGGAGTACCAAGAGCAACTGCATTAAAAGTAGGATTTAATTATATTCCTAAATTAGAAACTATGCCTATTGATAAAGAATTACCAGAAGGCCCTTTAACTGGATCACCTAGAAGAATATCAAGAGCCATTATTGATATGAATAGTACATTAGATATGACAATTAAAGCTGCAGATAAAAATGCTAAATCTTTAATAGTTCAACAAGTATCAGATGCAATTGGTTCTGATTTAGTTCCTGTAACTTCTAAAAAAGAATTTTTCTTTTTAGGTTATAGTAAAAGCCCAACAATAACAATTTCTCAAGATGATCCATTACCTATGAAGATATTAGGAATGAGTGTGGAGGTCGTTTTCGCATGAGTGCAGATCCAGTAACTATGTTCGTTCTCCAAGCAGCTAAAACTGTTATGGATATTAAAGCTTCAAAAAAAAGTGCAAAAATTGAAGCAGCTCAATACGCAGAAAAAAAACAAAATGCTCAACGTATAGCTGATGAACAAGAGTCAGATAGAATTAATGATCTTAGAATGGCTAAAGCTCATAACTTAGCTATAGGTGCAGGAGCAGGGTATAGCGATCAGAGTAGATCATTTTTAAACATTCAAGATCAACAAGATAGTTTTGCTGCAAAAGATATAGCTAGAATAAGATTAAATGTAACAAGTGAAATAAATCAATATGCTTTAAGTGCAGACATGGCATCTAACCAAAGAAAGAACGATCAGTTTGGTAGCTGGTTATCTATAGGTGTTTCAGCAATAGAAACTAAAGCTAAAAAGGATTTATATGATCAGTAAATTTATTTTAGTTCTTCATCTTTGTATGTTTGAAGGAGAGCCACATTGTTTTAAAGAAAATATAGTAGCATTTGAATTTAACGATCATTATTCTTGTGTGAAACAAGGTTATATATCAGCTCACAAAAGTCTAGATGCATTCACAAAAGAAGAAATTAACAACAGTAAACTTGCTGTAAAAATAGAGTGTAGGGAGATTGAAATAATATAATGCCATTAATCACAGGTAAAAAACAAGTTGAGATAGCTAAAAACACATCGCAAATACCTTACATACAAACACAAAGTAAATTAGGTATTGCCTTTGATGCTTTTAAACCCACTATTGAAAGACTAGATAAAGAAGCTGCTATGACAGCACAAGCTAACTATTTTCAAAAATTCCAAATACAAACTAGAGATCAATTAGCATTATACAAAAAAGAATTTGAAAATGATCCTAATGGCATGAAAGGTGTAGTTGATGTTTATGCTGAAAATTTATTAAACAAAGTACCAGCAAATTATAAATTACAAGCTGGAGCAATGTTAAGTAGTGCTACAAATAATTTAGTTACTATGGCTGGTAACAATAGAACTTTATTAGATAATCAAAAAGCTGAATTTGAAAATACACAAATTTGGGAAATGACAAACACTAATGCAGAATTTGCAATTAAAACAGCAAGTGAAATTCCAGATATAAATATGGCTAAATCAGCTATTAACGACAAAACTGCTGAGTCAATGCTGTATATTAATAATCAAGCAAATACAGATTTTAAAACTTTAGTAGAAGTAGGATCTAAAGAAACAAGATCTCAAAAACTTCATACAAAAAATATAACAGATGGAACTAAAGCATTACATATTTCTAATGGTTTTCACATGATGAAAGCACTAGACAATGACTTACAAGCTTACGAATGGTTGAGTTTATTAAACGATGGTAAAAACCCAACACCAATTACAAATAAAGAAATACAAAATAATCCAGTATTTAAAATCTTTAACGATCAAATGAAAGATGATGATACTAGAACAGAAATTGTTCAAGCTATTGCTGCTAGATACAAAATATTTAAAAACTTAAAACTTAAGTCGTTAGCTAAACATGATAAATTTTCTATTAGTGAACAAACAGAATTAGGAATGCCTTTACATTATAGTAATTTTTCTAATGGTCAAAATAGCAATTCAGAAAAATACATAGTAGAGAACTATTCTGGAGTTAGTGCAGCAGATTCAATAGCTATTCAAAAACACATTAAAGCAGTTTATGTTACACAAGATAATGTTGTTAAACTTAAAAACGGTGAAATATTAAAAGGATTAAGTCCACAAGAAACAGAAGATACATTTACTCAATTACTTTCTGAGTTTGGTATAAATGAAGATCCTTCTAAAATATTAAATGTTGATGATCCTAATTTTCAAATTGTAAAAACAATATTTGAAAAAAATGGTTCTATTCCTGTAAAATGGAAAGATTACATAAGCCAATCTACAGGCGATCTAAACAGAGAAGAAGTAATGGAAGGTTTTAAAAAACAATTAGAATTTTATAATCAAATTAGTGGTGAGTTTGGTGGATTTCATACTGACTTAGATACAAGTAGTTTTATGTATTATGCTTCTACTAATAATTTATTAGAATTAAGTGATGGAGAAATAGCAGAAGCTGCTCTCAAATTTAATAGAAAAGATAATAAAGAAATTAGCATAAGTGTAGATACTCAAATTAACAATGATGTTACAGCATATGAAGAAGCTATTAATAATGCTTTAGATAATAAAACAGGTATGTTTTCTACATGGAATCCTTTTAGAGAAAGTGTTTCAAGAGATTTATCTTTATCTACTATATTTGGAGATGGTAACAAATTTTCTAAAGTCTTATATCCAGACAGTTGGACTTTGTTTGCAGATGGGCCATGGGATTTAATGTCAGATGGAGTTAAAGCTGATTTGAAAGTTGCAATAGCAGAAGAATTAAAATTTATGGCAAGTGGGGCATCTGTTAATATTAATGATCCAAAAACAATACGATTAGCTACATATTCTGCATTAAACAAAATGCTTAAACAAAATTTTACTCCTAGTAAATTTACTAAAGACAATGGTTATCAGTTAACTAAAAATGCAATTGAAGATTTTAACTTAAGTGATTCAGCTATAGTTTATTCGGTATTACCTACAATGGATGCTTGGTATGCAACACTAAGTCAATCTGAAAAAAATGCTGGAGCTTTTGGTGTAGATGAGGCTGGTAAAAAAGTTAGTTTTGAAGATGTTCAAGCTTTTATGAAAGATGGTGACGATAGATTTAGACCTGTCTTTGAACCAACTGGTATAATGAGAAATGGTAAAATGACTTACAATGTTTCTATTAAAAATAGTAATGGAAGATTAACAAGAATTACACAGCCAGGAGAAAATTTCCAACCTGGTGATTGGGAAAATATTAATAAAGAAAAATCACCTTCTAATAAAGATGAAGTATTAACAGTATTAGCTGACGAAAATTATAGTTTTATGGAAAAACTGTTAGGAGATTTTAATACTACTGAGCCTACAACAAAATTATTAATGCGTAAATTTGCTCATGCTGGAGAAAAAGGATTAATAAATTTAGCTAATTGGTCTTGGATGGTAGATGTACCAATGGTTGATGATGTACCTAATGAAATCAAACCATTTAAAATGTTATTTAATTTATTAGGAAAAGACGTTCCAGATATAGATCAAAAAATGAGTGAGATTGCTATTCATAATAAAAAACAAGCAGACCTTAGAACTTATGCTGAAGAAATTAATAGTAGTAAAGTATTAGACAATAAAGCAAAACATTTAGAATCATTATATCCACCACACAAACAAGTACATGGAAGTTATAGAGCTGGTATGTCATTTCAACATTACGCTACAACTAATTATAATAATCCTACTTTAGCTTTAACTCATAGAACTAATAATTATATGGGCATAGAAAAAACTACAAATGATAATTCATTAGATTTAAAAGCTGAAAATAACATTGCTGTATTTGCTCATCCTAAAGATAGTATTAAAGCATCCATAATAAAAATGGTTAATATGTCAACTATTGTTAAAGGAGATAATAAAACATTTAGTGATACTCCTAGTGTAGAAGAATTGTTAACAAAATTTAATCCTGCAGATAAAAATTTATATTTAAGTGCTTTAAAACAAAGCAATTTATATGCTGAAGATATGGTTAACTTCCAAGATAAAAATCAATTAGCATCTATCATTAAATTTATGATTAAAGCTAAAATGGGAAACACAACTCAACCAGGTCAAGAAAGTACATTTAATACATACTATCCTAAAAATAATCTTATGATTGATATATATATTAATGAAGGTGTAACAGAAGCATTCAACACTTATGCTGGAATTATTTACAGATAGATGGGTGTTACTTATTCTAATGCTAAACCTTACAATTATGCTGACGGTCAAAAAAGATCATTAGAGCAACAAAAGGTTTTAACTCGTAGTCCGTTAGAAGCTGTTGGAGATCTTTGGGATGGTTTCAAAGAAGAAAATTTACTTGTCATGGCTTATGATGAAATTATAAATGGTCAAAAATATGTAGGGGACAGTACATATGATTATCAAAAAGATGCTCAATTAGCTGAGTTTGAACCTATTAAAGATCAGTTTATGTTTAGCAGAAATGCTCAAGAAACAACTGACCATTTAGCTAAAATAAAACATAATGCGTCTGTTGAAAAAGAATCTCCTTATTATTTTTTAGGTAGAATTTTAGGAGCAGTTGCAGATCCTTCGTCTTATTTAATGTTTACTAAAACTGGTAGAGCAATAGGTAGTAGTGCAAAAGTATTTGGTACGGCAGCAACAACAGAAGAATTAATAAAACAAAACTTAGATCCTACTAGAGATGATAATTATGTACCTATTGTTGGATTAGCATCTTATGTTTTACCAGCAGTTATTAATAAGTTTACAACACCTATACCAAACAAAATAGTAGATGATGCTATTAGTTTAGCTGACGATTGGATTCCAGTAACTAACAAAAGTATTAAAAAACAAATTGTTCAAGATATGGATGGTTCAGTTAAAGTATATGAAGATGGTGTATTAGTTAATCCTAATAAACTAGATACTCCTCCAAGTGGCGTAGGTGCAGCTGTTAATACAGATGTTAAAAATTTATCTACAGCAGGTAAAAGATTAGAAGGAGAAGCCTTTGTTAAATCACATTTAAAAATATTTGGAGAAGATGGCCCTTGGACTCCAGTATTTAGAGTAATGAAATCAGCAACATTAAATGGCAGAAAGATGATGACTGATATTTTAGATACTCCTTTGTTAAAATTAAAAAATACAAAAGATTGGGGTTTCCAATCTACAGGAGCATCTTTAGAAGTTCAGTTAAGAATGGAAGAAGTAGCAGTAATAGAAAGCATGAAAGATATTAAAACTGCTTACATGAAATATCTAGAAAGTATTGGTCAAACTAAACCTAAAACAGAAATAGGTGTTAATTGGAGAAACACATTAGATACCGAAGCTTATTCAATGTCACAATTTTCTAAAGAAATTGTTAGAGCTAGAATTACAGGTAAACATCCTAATCAATTTGTAGAAGAAGCAGCAAGAGTTACACAAGAAAAAGTGTATGGGCCTTTAATGAAACAAATTAAAGAATACAAATTAAGAGAAGCTCCTGTTGAACAAGAATTGTTAGCATTAGAAAGTGTTTTAAAAATGATGAAAGAAACTAAACAAATGAGTAAAAATTTTAAATCTCCTGTAGATGGTAAAATTGCTACTTGGACAGTTCCTGGTCTTGAAGCACAGATTAAAAAATTAACTGAAAGATTATCAAATATTAAAAACACTCCAGATGGTGTTAAAAATTATATTAATATTATTTATAATAAAACAGCTATTGATAATAACCCTGCTGTATTTAAAGAAATTATAAAAGACTTTTTAGTTCGTAAAGGCATTACTATGAATGAAGCTAAACTAGCTAAACTTGTAGATGATTTATCTGGCCATTTTCCTTTTACTAGATTTGAAAAAAGAAGTTGGGATAAAATGCTAGTTAAATTAAATGCTGTTAAAAATGGTGGCATAAAAGAATTGAATGAAATTGTTTCTAATGAAAGATTTTTATTTAGTAGATCTAGATATGCTAGAGCTAGTAGAGCCAGAAATTTAAACTTAGATGATGTAGCACAATTAAAATTACTAGATGCTGGTATGATTGGTAATGATATTTTTGCATTACAAAAAGCATATTACAGACAGATAGTTCCAGATATTTTGTTAACTAAAAAGTATGGTGATACAGCAGGTATGGGTAGTAAATATGTATCAGAAGCTGAGTCTATGACAGAGCCTGGACTATTACAGGTAGCAGCAGAATATAATATGAAGATTGGTTTTACACAAAACAAAGCTAAAAGATTACAGCTTGTTAAAGAAAAAAACCAAGTGTTAAATGATTTAGAAGCAGCAGTAGAATTACTTAGAGGTACATATGGCTTACCTTCTAATCCTCATCATTATACTTCAGTAGCAATGAGAACAATGAAACATTACAATGCATTAACTATGCTTACTGGTTTTGCAGCAGCAATTCCTGACGCAGCAAGAATAGTTATGACCTCTGGTATTAAAAGAGGATTCCAAACACAATTTGAAATGTTAGCTAATTCTATTAGTGGTGGAGCTATTTATAAACTAGGTAGAAAAGAAGCTCAATCTTTTGGTGAAGCAGTAGATTTAATTACTAATCAAAGAGCAATGTTATTTGCAGATATGCCTTCAGATATGTTTGGTTTTGTAAACAAACTAGAAGGAGCTATGGGTAAAACTTCACAGTTTAACTTTATGTATATTAACCTTATGTCAAGATGGACAGAAATAGCTAAGTCAATGGCTTCAGTTACTATTGGTTCTAGGATTATTGAAGACTCAGTTAAGTGGGGTAAAAGTAGTTTACCTGATAAATGGAAAACAGCATTAAGTAGTTCTGGTATTAATGAATCAATGGCTAAAAGAATAGCAGTACAATTTGAACAACATGGTTCAACTTTAAAACATAATTTTATGGCTAACACAGCAGAGTGGACAGATGATGCTGCTAAAAAAGCTTTTGGTTCTGCTCTTAACAAAGACATTAACATTACAGTTGTTACGCCAGGTAAAGGCGACACACCTTTATGGATGAGTACAGAATTAGGATCTACATTTGCTCAGTTTAAAAAATTTGCTATGGCAGCAAGTCAAAGAATTTTAATTAGAGGTATGCAAGAAAAAGATGCAGATTTCTTATTTGGTTCTATGTTGTTATTAGGATCTGGAATGTTAATTGATGGCATCTATCATAAATATAGATTTGATAGAGATTATGCAAACTTATCATTAACAGAAAAACTAATGAATGGTTTTGATAGATCTGGTTTAGCAGGAATTTATACTGACGTTAACAAAGCAATTGAAACTTTAACAGATAATAGATTTGGAATTTCTCCAATGTTAGGAGCTGGTAAACCTTATGGTTCATCTACAAGATGGAAGATGGGAACATTGCTTGGCCCAAGTGGTGGACAAATTTATAACATCTTTGATATTATGTATGACGTTGCAGGAGGAAAATATAATCACCACACAGCAAAGAATGTGCGTAGGCTTATTCCTTGGCAGAATGTATGGTACTTGGATTGGTTATTTGACAACGCACAAAATGGACTAAAATTAAAATAATGAGCATAACAATATCTGACGTTACTCCTAGAGTACAATATACAGCAGCTAATACGCAAACTACATTTGCTGTAGGTTTTGAATTTTTTACTAATGCAGATTTAAAAGTATTTGCAGGAAACACACAATTAACTTTTGCAGCTACTCCAGCAAACGCAGCACAATATTCGGTAGCAGGAGCAGGTGTTAGTGGAGGTGGATCTATTACTCTTGGTGGAGCATCTACTAACGGAGTTATTTATACTATCTTTAGAGATATGGCAGTAGCAAGATCTACTGATTTTCCAACATCTGGTGCTTTTCAAATTGGATCATTAAATACAGAATTAGATAAAATTATTGCTATGATACAGCAAGTAGAGAGAGATCTTAAATTTTCTCCTAAAGCTGCAGCTACAACTGCAAATACATTTAATTTAACATTTCCAAATTTAGTTGCTAATAAAATTTTATCAGTAAACTCATCAGGAACAGCATTAGAATTTGGTCAATCAACTACAGATGTTGCAACAGTAGCAGGAATAGCTAGTGATATTTCAGCTCTATCAGCAATAGCTAGTGATATTGCAGCAGTAGAAAATATTAAAGCTAATATAACTTCAGTTGCTGGTGACGCAACGGATATTGGGGCAGTAGCAGCCAAAGCAACAGAAATTGGCAGATTAGGAACTTCAGATGCAGTAACTGACATGAACACACTTGGTACTTCAGCAATTGTAACTGACATGGATTTACTAGCAACTTCTGCAAATGTTGCAGCAATGGGGCATCTTGGTACTTCAGCTAATGTTACAGCAATGGGTTTACTTGGTACGTCAACAGTAGTTACAGATTTAGGTATTTTAGGTACAGCAGCAATAGTTGAGGATTTAGCAATTCTTGGAACTGATGCAATTGTAGCAGACATGGCAATTTTAAGTGCAAGTGCAGTAGTTGCAGACATGGCTATACTAGCAACCGATGCAATCGTAGCCGACATGGCAATACTTGCAAGTGATGCAATTGTAGCTGATATGGCTATTTTAGGAACATCTGCAATCGTAGCAGATATGGCAATTTTAGGAACAGACGATGTAGTAGCTGACATGAATGTTTTAGGAACTTCAGATGTTGTAACTGACATGAATGTTTTAGGTACATCTGCAAACGTAACTGCTATGGGTTTATTAGGTACATCAGCAGTAGTTGCAGATTTAGCAATTTTAGGAAGTTCATCTGTTGTTTCAGATATGAATACTTTAGCTGGTTCTGGTAATGCTCCAAACATAACAAGTCTAACTGCTTCTGGTGAAGTATCAATGGGTACATTAGATATTGGTGGAACAAATGTAACTTCTACAGCAGCAGAAATAAATTTACTTGATGCAGTAGCTAGAGGTAAAATAATTTATGGAAATGCTAGTGGAG